ATTTGCGGCTCAACCACCTGGCTTCCAGTTTGGAGCTAATACTTCAGTTAATCGTTTTAATAGCCTAATGGCCGGTCCTCATGTATTCGCGTTTGCCAACGAGTCTACAGCAGTAAGTTTAGAAGTTCCGTTTTATTTTAATACTAAATTAGGAAAAACAGATTTGGATAATTCAACTATACAACCCACATATTCCTTCGGCAATTACGCTCAAATAATGGCATTAGTTATGAATCCATTGCAAGGTCCTGCCGGTTCGTCTACGTCTTTGTCATTTTCAGTCCACGCAGAATTTGTGGATATGGAATTTTATGGCCCCCACGTTGATGTTACGTATACTCCACTTCCGGCTTTAGTTGCGCAAGGTATCGTGGACAATTTTAAGAAATTTGGTACAGGAGTAGTAGATTCAGCCTTTACAACAGCTGGTAATGTCACTAAGGATATATTAGATACAGCTAGAGGATTAGTAAGAGCTTATACAGGACTAGACGCACATAACGAGCCAAATTTACAACATAAATCGCACGTGGTGAATCGTCAGTTAGCCAATCTCACAGATATGCCTAAACAATTTGAAAAGATGGACCCTTATGGAGAATTTGATAGAATTTGTGATGATTATATTTTTGACACTGAGAGAGATGAAATGTTGATGAGAGAGATTATAACTAAACCACAATTCATCGGAACTTTTCAAGTGAATGCGGCTGATACTACAGGTACTCTGTGCTGGGCTAGACCAATTTCACCAGTGTCTCAGACAGCTGAGTATAAATACACAAATGCTCAAAGTGAAGTAATTACTAGTCATGGATGGGATAATTTGTTTCAAACAATGTACGCATTGACAAGATATTGGAGAGGTTCTATAAAGATTCACATTCAATCTGTTATGTCTAACTTTCATTATTGTAAATTATTAGTTGCAAAAGACTATTCAATAAGAAAGAATGGACTTACTCAATACCCTTCTTTTTCGTCAGTTCCCAATTTGTTAACAGACACATTAGAGTTTTCAGCAGGAGGTCAAGTTCAAACAATTGAACTACCCTTCTTATCGCCTTTAGAAGTACTACCAAATACTTATGATTGGAATTTAATAGCTAGCCAGCTAGGCATGTATTATGTATATTTGGCGCAATCTTTGGTCACGAACGGTACAGTAGTCAGTTCAGCTAATTTTAATGTTTACATTTCAGCTGGAGATGACTTTTCTTTTTATGGTTATTCGATTAATCCGCTTAGAATTATTCAGCCCTACGTTATAAACGACCCTCCAGCTTTAATTTCAGAAGAAGACCAAGAGTTTTTAGAGGCTCAAGGTGATTCTATAGTTACAGACGCAAAAGTTCCAGAGCCTATTGGAGAACAAAAGGAGGTTACATTTTCAACAGCACCTCAGTCTTTGCCTTATGATAGTAGTATAATGAGACCGGTAGTATCTACTAGAGATTTGATGAGACGTATGTACTTGGTGTCGAAGAATTTGGTAACTCCTGATGAAATGAGTACTTCGCGAGGAGTCTTCCAATACGATGTTGCGACCTTACTTGGATTAAGATCAATAGCAGGTTCTTTAACTCAAGGAACACGCAGTATTGAGGCTAGTACTCTAAGAATATTACAAAATATGTTTCACGGATATGCAGGAGGTGCCAGAGTTAAAATAGCCATCTCAGGTGCTTCTTCAGCTACCGCTTGGTATGTCCCTCCTGGGTATATGGTTCAAGCTCCCAACTCAGCTGGTACATCAGGACTCCAATTGTGGTTGGGAACAGCTCCAGTGGCTAATTCATCGCAACAGATATTATCTTCGGATCAGTTATACTCACCAATTAAACTAGGATCTATAGGTTCTGAAGCGTCAATTCAAACAGTGCTTCAAGAATATCCCAATCTGTCTGTACACGGTTTTGCAGCAACATCTTTGTATGATTCCGAGGATTATTATTCGTCGAGTCATTGTGAATTGGAGTTAGAAATTCCCAATATGTCACCATACAGATTTGTAGGAGATTATGTTAGTAAAGTGTCTCCTGGAACAGTAGTTTTGAGAAACACCCCTACCTCTAATATGGGAACAATAGTTGTTTTCGTCCCACAGTCCTTCGCAGACAGAGAAGGAAATGTAAAAAGAGCTGGTATTAACTTTGCTCTTTATCTCTCAGTTGATGATGTAGCTAGAAATGGATATCAGATCCATTCGCCTGTAGTCATGAGACCTGCAGACATAGTAGGAGGAGGTGGAGGACAACCAAATTTTTCTATAACAGGAGCAGATTATTCTCCTTCAGGGTCGATTCAAATTTCATCTGAACCACCCAACCCTATTTTATTTTATACTAAGATTTAAATATTTAATATATATATCAATTATTATCCTTTTATTTCGAAGTTTTTAAATTATTTGTTTTTACAAGTTATTTATTTTTATTTTTTATTATTTTT